GGCAAGAAGATGGTCCGCAGCGACTTCTACGGCACCGTAACATGCCTCGACATGAACATCATCTGATGTTCTAGCCGTTAGGCAAACAGGCGGCCACCCTTCGGGGTGGCCGTTTTGTTTTGGATAATACAATAATAAATCATTGAGACCACACCGAATTTAGCAGATTGCATGATTATTAAAAAGGCCTTGGTCAATACACTAAAATAGACAGTTTAACAGAAGCAGCAGAGAGTGATATTTAAGTGTATAGGAGAAAGATTTATGGGACGTCGTTGGTGGCAAAAGGAAGCACGTATAGAGCAGAATGTGAAGTTGAAGGCCCAAAAGGCAGCAGATGTTGAAGTAACATGCGATGCCGATCAACACTTTGAGGTGGCGCAAGAAGTAACTGCCGAGTTAAATGAGATTGTCACATCAATTTCTGAGAGTGATGTTTCTGAGGTCACATTGACTGCAGAACAAGAAGCCGTCGAAGATGCAAAGGATGCAGAAATTCCTACACCTGTTACAATTACACAAAATAAGTTTATTAGTAACAGCAATAAGAAAAAGCGTAGATGAAAGACGAAGCACTATTGCGTCGTGTCATCCAGGGCATTATCTTTGCAAATTTTGTTAGATATGTCCTGTCTGAGAGAATTGTTCGCCTAAAAGGGGGAAAATGGGCCGTATATCCAAAGAAAGGTGGCAATCGGTTAGGGACACACGACACAAAAGCAAGTGCTTTGAGACAGCTAGCTGCTATTGAAATTTCAAAGAATCGTCGTAAAGCCTGAAGTAGGCACAACACGACTTGCTTGATACTTAGTATAGAGTAAGGGCGTGTCTGATGTCTACATTCGCAACAACAGCAAATCCGACACCTTTCGGAGTTTTTGACCTCGAATCTGACTTTATATCAGAAGCAGACAAGATGATTGTGTTTGTCAAGCGACGTCTTGGCGATGACATCTTGTCTGTTGAGCTAACAAAGAAGCAGATCTGGGCGAACTTTGAGGAAGCATGCTTCGAGTACGGATCAATTCTCAACCAGTACCAGGCAAAAAGCCAGCTTGTCAATTGGCTTGGCTATGCCACAGGAACCTTGTCAGGATCTGAGCAGATGTATCCGCGCGAGAGCCTTGAGTTTCTGACACGATTTGCTGAACCCTATGCGTCAGAAGCTGATGTAGGTGGTGCGTATAACCAGATCTCAGGTTCTATAGCGCTCGAAGCAGGTCGTCAAGATTATGACATCTATACAGAGCTTGTTGATGCTAACAATACAGCAATTGTCAGTTCATCTCTAAACACAATGGGCGGCAAAATGAGGATTAGTGAAGTATTTCACTTTTCACCACAAGCAGCTTATCGCTTTTTCGATACGACCTCAGCTATTAACTACTTGAACAATGCATTCTCATTTGAGTCATTCACACCAGAAACCATATTCTACGTGCTTCCTGTTTTTGAAGATATTTTGAGAGCAGGACAGCTTGACCTCTCAAATCGTGTTCGACGCTCAAATTATTCTTACAAGATCATCGGCACAAAGATAAGAATATATCCTATGCCAACGCAGGTCGCATACCCCATGCCTCGCTTGTTCATAAGGGTAAAGTTTATGCAGGACCCACTCAATCCTGCATTTCGTGATAGATCGATTTACGGCGTGTCGAACTTGTCAAATATTCCCTTTGGTAACTTGCAGTTCAATCGTATCAACTCAATTGGCAGACAGTGGATCCGACAATACACTCTCGCGCTATCGATGGAGACTCTCGGGTACATTCGTAGCAAGATGGGAACACTTCCAGTTCCAGGCGGCAACGTCACCTTAAACGGTGCTGACCTCGTCTCGAAGGGTCGTGAAGACAGGAAAGAGTTCATCACAAAGTTGAAAGAGATGCTCGACACAATGACCTATGATAAGCTGATCGAGCAGCAGGCGACACGGTCAGAGAACTTGAGCAAGCAGTTGAAGTTTATTCCTCCGCCTAACGGCAAAGCAATCTTCATGGGGTGATGCATGGCACGTCTCTTTATAACTGAGCGGGAGCTTAACTTCGTCAACGACATCATGAAGGAAGTTGTCAAGGATGTCATCGGTCAGAAGATCTATTACTACTCGATCTCTGAGATCAAGTCACGTGTTCATGACGTGTATGAGGAAGCACCCAATAAGATCTTTGAGAACCCAATCGAGATAGATGCATTGGTCAAATACTCACCTCAAGAAGTCCGCACTAATCGATTCGGATCTGAAGAATTCTACAATATAGAGTGCTACATCCAGGAACGGGATTTGCTAGAAAAGCAGATCGATGTTAGAGAGGGTGACTTCTTCTCCTATGGTGAGACATTCTTCGAGGTGATCAAGTCACCCATGACAGATGTTATTTTTGGCCAGATAGAACACAAGAGTTACATCACTGTCACAGGCAAACAGGCGAGAAAAGGACAATTTATCACTAAAGTACTTGGTCCCACTTCTGAAGCTTACACTGATGCTGATGCTGTACAGAAGACGTTTGTCCAACAGCGCGGCTTTGCTGAGAACCGCCTAGGACCGACAGGCGATGTTAGAGATCTACAGAAGTCAGGTGTTCTTGACGCACCCATAACAGGACCTGCAGAAGTTTCACCACGTGGTGATCCTGAGAACGTTGGATCCGCTTTCTATGATGAGACTTAACAATGGCAGATAAAATTAAGTCAGGTTATGAGGGGACAAACGTTCCAGATGATTTCTCAATTCCATCGGTGGGTATTGAAGATATAGATCGTGCTGTCTTTAATCTCTTCAACAGCAAGCTAGCTTTTGAGACAAAAGTCAATAATCAGACAACACGTGTCCCTGTTATCTTTGCATCTGGAGAACGTTTTGCATTGACACGTCGTGATAATCCGCTACGTGATAAAAACAATGCCTTAATACTGCCGCTTATTTCAATAAAACGTGGCACGATTGGACATAAGACACAATCAGATGTCTTTGGAACGGCTATCAGCATAAGGCAGACAGGTGACTATTACATCAAGAAACGGCTTGACAAGTCCGATCGTGACTACCAGAAACTAGTCAATACATCAGGATTTAAGAATCAAAAAGATGTCGCCACACGTAGTCACATTGCTGTCACAGACACGTCACCTGGCACACAAGCAGTTGAAGGAACAGTTGCATCTCGACGCCAAGGACCACCGCTTAGTTTTAAGGACCCATCTAAGTACACACCACTGTCAAATGATCTAACAAATAACATCTACGAGTACATCACAGTTCCTTATCCTAGATTTGTTGGCATTACTTACAGTGTGATTTTCTGGACCCAGTATATGCAGCAGATGAACCAGATCATCGAGTCGTTCATGATGAAATTTAGCGGTCCGTCACCTGAATTTGTCCTAGAGACAGATAAAGGTTACACATTTACAGCATTTGTTCAGAACACGTTCAATAATTCTGATAATCTTGAAGACTTTACGAGCGATGAGCGTATCATCAAAGTGGGATTTGACATTAAAGTCCCAGGTTACATCATCGCACCTGAGCATCCCGGCCTCCCATCACCTTATAGAAGGTTCATCAGCGCGCCTCAAATTAATTTTGAGATTTGGGAGCAGAATGCGCAGCTCGTCAACGAAAGTCAAGGCAACAAGACAAAAGATAATATTAATAAATTTACACTAAATGACATCCAAACGCTAAACAAAGATGGTAAGGAAGTAGAGCGTCGTGGAACAGAAAATTTAAGAATTGTCGAAGATGTTGAGAACCCTTTTACAGGACAGGCTCAGCCGAAGTACCTTAAAGTGACATCAAGAGTACCAAAGGCAGGCGAGACAATACTTAGTGCGCAGAAGATCCGCAAGATAGATACTCTAGACTGAGCATTTCTAGGTTTGACAGGATAGTTATATTCGGCTTTAAAGTCGGAGTAATGATGGCAGAGACAACTTTTAGGTCACCTGGGTTCTTTGAGCAAGAGATTGATCTTTCGGCTCCCGCAGCACCTGGTGTGACAGGCGTTCCCGTCGGCGTGGTGGGCACCGCCGAGATCGGCCCCGCATTCGTGCCTGTAACTGTGGGCAATGCCGGCCAACTTCAGCAAGTTTTTGGTGTTCCGCGCGCCTCTGACGTAGGTCTGCAAGGCGCCAGCCAGTACCTCCAAAATGGCACAGCACTCACTTTCGTAAGGGTCTTGGGTCCCGGCGCAAATTCAACTACTACAGACATTTCTAATACGTTGAGTCAAGGAACAGTCAAGAACGCAGGTTTCATCATCAAGGGGTCAACGCCTGCAGGAGGATCTGATACACGACACAAAGGAGCAGTGCAATACATTACAGCGAAGCACTGGGTATCATCGTCAGCAGATGTAGGGTACCCAATCTTCACTGATAATAATAGTTTCGGTGTATCGACAGGAGATAGTTTTGTTCACCTCGTGCGCGGTATGGTTCTCCTTGCATCGGGGACACGTCTTCAAGCACTTGATTACAATCAGAGCTACACACCTGCGAACGCATCAGACGACAATGCTTCCATTGATCCTACGGCGTCTAGCAATCTCTATCAGAAGTTTAAGCTTGTTATTTCAAGTTCTTCACCAGGATATGCAACTTCTGAGGGTAAGACATGCATTCGCATTCTTACAGCTTCTCTCAATCCATCAGATCCTGCTTACATTGCAAACGTTTTAAACACAGATCCGTCAAGATTTGAGATTGAAGAGCATGTCCTCTATGCAGATTTCCCAGTAGAGACAGAAGTTGCTGTTGTTTCTACTGGTGCAGGGTCAATTGCTGTTCTATCAGGCTCAGCAAATACTTCGGTGACATCGGGTGATTCGTCACAATCATTTAGAGATGCATTTGGAAGATTTGACACCAGATACTCTGCAGCCAAGACAACCTACTTCATCTCGCAGCCGTATGGGTCTAGCGAATATGATCTATTCTACTTTGAGACACTTCACGATGGAGCTAATTCATCACAGAAATTTAAAGCATCAATTAGCACACTTGCCAAGTCAAATGATCCTGCAAACCCATACGGAACTTTTACAGTTCAGATACGTGACTTCTACGACACAGACAAGTCGCCTGTAATATTGGAGCAGTTCCCTAACTGCACTCTCAACCCAGACGACGACGACTATATTGCTCGCCGGATCGGTGACCAAAAGTCGTTCTTTAACTTTGATGCACTTTCAGCTGCAGAGAGAAAATCTTACACTGCAGGTACACGCAAGAACGTATCGTCTCGTGTCAGAGTTGTAATGCATCCTGATGTGGAGCAAAAGCGCGTTCCTGCTAACGCACTGCCATTTGGATTCCGTGGTCTGCCAGTCATTAAGTCATCTGACACGATGACAGATAACCCTGTACCACTTGCAGGATTTGGCACAACAACAGCACGTCGTCTTGCAGGTGTTTTCAGCGCAGATTCATTTACATCACACACAGGCTCGATTGTTCCACCTGTTCCTATGCGTTTTAAAGTAACTGCTAACGCAGTTGATCCGGCAGGTGGTTTTGTTGGGAAGCCAGGTAATCTTGAGCTGGTTGATGCATCTTACTACTGGGGCATTAAATCTGAGACAGTTCCATCAACTGGAAGCATAAGCAACGCAATTTTGCGCTCAAATGATAGTTCAACGTTCAATACAATTCTTACATCATACAGCAAGCTTCTTGGAATACAGAAGCTCGATGTTCTTGTAACAGGATCAGCAGCTGATGCATTTAGTAATAATAAATTTACACTTGCCAAGGTTGCTCTCAATAACTCATTGAACGGCAGAACGTTAGTGAATTCACTTAATGACATTACAGGCACTGCCGAGCAGCACATGCTTGAGACAGCATACATCCGTAATGGCACTGTTAATCCAACTAACTACACTGTTCACCCGACAGGTGAAGGAGATCGACTTACGCTGGCATCTCTGTATGCTGTAACTTCTTCGATCTATTTTAACAAGTTCACAAATTACGCTAAGTTCACAAACATCTTTACAGGTGGATTTGACGGTCTTAACATGCTTGATCCTGACATTACCAAGATGAACGATCGTTCCACGTCGTCTGAGACAGGTGGTAAGGCAGTAGCATCGGTCAATATTGGTCTCAACAGTGCCTACACGCCTGGCGCAGGTACAAACAACAGCATCGTTACAGCATACCGGACAGCTGCAGAGATCCTTACAAACAAGTACGTATCAAATGTCAATGTAGTCGCCATTCCAGGGATTAGAGACGCATCTGTAACAAATTACGTCTCTTCACTTGTACAGAACTATGGTTTTGCAATCTACCTTATGGACATTCCAGGATACGACTACAATGGTACGAGAATCTTCAGTGACGCAACAGATAGACCAGATGTCCAGCAGACTGGAAATACCTTTGCCACGCGTCGTCTTAATAACAACTTTGTAGCCGTCTATTTCCCAGACGTCTCAATGACAGATCAGGGTGGGACTTCACGCAAAATCAAGGCACCTGCTTCTGTCGCCGCACTCGCTGCCCTTGGTTATAATGATGCAGTTGCACATCCTTGGTATGCACCTGCAGGCTTTAATAGAGGCGCGCTTAACTTTGTCTCATCGACTGCCGTAAGGCTCAATTCTAATGATCGTGATTTCCTTTATGATAATCGAATCAACCCGATCACGTCCTTCCCAGGAACTGGGTATGTAATCTTTGGCCAAAAGACACTTCAAGTTGGAAAATCTGCGCTCGATCGTGTCAACGTTCGACGTCTTGTCAATGAAGTGAAGAGAGTCGTAAGCAGCATCTCTGAGAAATTCTTGTTTGAGCAGAATAACGCAGCGACACGTGCGGCGCTAGTCTCTCTGATCAATCCGGCGCTCGCTCAAGTTCAAGCACAGCAAGGCATTGAAGGATTCCGTGTCATCATAGACGAGACCAACAATACACAAGCGGACGTAATAGCAAATCGCTTAAATGGGCGCGTTATTATCATCCCAACACGCGCGATCGAATTTATCTCAGTTGACTTCATTGTTACCGATAACGGTGCAAGCTTCGTTTGATTGATAGTTAGGAATAAGAGAGGATTTACGAATGATACCAGGCGTCTACTCAGGAGAGGTTGATCTAACTGGAGTTACGACAACGGCACCAGCATGACCATCAGCGGGAATTGTTGGTACTGCCCAATCAGGACCCGCATTTGTACCTGTTGTTGTGGGCTCTGTTAGCGACTTCAATCGTGTCTTCGGAGACTCAGCAACAACAGATTTCGGAGCGCTTGCAGGACAGCAGTATTTTGCTAATGCTGCGTCACCCTCATCTGTTACATTTCTTCGAACACTAGGAATAGGAAACGGCCTGCAAAGAAGCACATCAACAGGTCAAGTGACAAATGCAGGTTTTGTTGTAGGATCTAGACAGGTTCAATCTAATGGTAATGTTGGCAGCAATGCCAGTGCTGTTTCGGGCGGTGTC